CTCGTAGTCACGTTTGCGGGTGGATGCTCAGTCGGAAACACGTTCAGGAAGTTCAGACCAGTAGGAAAGAAGGCACGGAAATGATCATTGCATCAATGGAATCGCTCATCGGTAGTCTTTGGTTCGGCATCATGCTCGGCGTGATCGGCGTAGTGGGCGGCTACATCTACTGCCGTCGGCAGGGCGGAAAATGAGCCGACGGCGGATTTGCTGTTGCACTGGTGAAGAACCACCACCACCGCCTGACGTCATGCCAGAGCGGGCGGATTGCAACATCACGTTTCCGTCTACGTTCCCGGCCCGTAGTTACACCTTTAGCGTCTCGGGATCCATTCAAGCGCTTGCGTATGGCATTAACGTCCCGCCGCTATGTGAGCCAGGCAGCGAATTCATTGCCCACACTGATTGCACGCCCCGAGCGCTTCAGCAGGAATACGTTACGTTTGCGCCTGACTGCGATCCGAACGATCCTCAATGCCGATCAAACAGCAAAGCAGTAGGCACAAGCAGTTACAGTGGCACAATGGTTATTGCTGGTGGTACGAACAACGGTGGTATTTGCAACTCAGAACGGCCGTTTACTAGTTCTGTGTCGACTTTGTCATGCGGTGGCAGTGATACAGTTATTCCGTTTCTTGCAGTTGCGTGTGATCAAGAGTTCTCATCCAGCTGCGCAAGAAGTGGTGCGTGTTACAACACAAGCACGATTGCTTTTTACATTGTTGCTGGGGACAATGTGACTTATTCGCAAACCGATCAAAATTGTGATGTGACTTCACAAACCGTTTGCCTTTCGGTAGGAACCCTTTGCTGGTACCAACGCCGCAAAGCCACTACTGACACTTGGATGGCTGAAGGGATTTATTACTTAGTTCAAGTGCAAGGGAGGCAAGTCAATCAAGGCTGTCCTGCTATCCCCGATCTTTGTGGATCTGTAACTTCACCAGTGAGCCGCGCTGGCGTTCCATCCACCATTACCGTCACAGGGTTCTAATGATCCGCATCAAGTACATACACGCCGGAGTGACTCGCATGGCCGTAGCGCAGATCCTGCCGGACGGTGAGTTAGAGTTTGTGGGCAAGTCGGAAGTCACGCCAGGCATCGGCGATGTTGTCGCCGCAGCCACAACTGCCGTAGGCGTAAAGCCTTGCGGCGGGTGCAAGAAGCGCCAGGCAGCGCTAAACAAGGCCACGCCAGGGTGGCTTTCCAGAATTCTGTTGCAAACTTCTCGAGTGGTCGATAGGCTTAGGGCATGCGTAAGGATGCGCTGACTGAGACCACGACGGACTCGGGCGCATCCTTCGCCTGCTTCATGAGAGGAGCACAGCATGGCGAAGGCAGATACCGCAAGTACCCTCGTTTCCGCGTTGGCAGCGGCACAGGTTGAACTCAAGAACCCAGTGTTTGACCGGGAAAACGGCGCTTTCCGCAATGGCGGCAAGGTGTCGAAGTACGCATCATTGGCGGCACATTTGGATGCGATACGACCTGTCCTGGCAAAGCACGGCATTGCCGTCACTCAGTCAGTCTTTGGCGTCGGCGGCGTTCTCGGCGTTGGTACGCACCTGTACTTTGGTGACGAGAGCCGCAGCACCACGATCGAAGTACCCCTACCAACCACGGCGCATGCACTGGTGGGGATGACCACGTACCTTCGCCGGTGCCAGTTGGCGGCAATGGTGGGGGTAGTCGGCGATGATGACCACGATGGCAATGACGTAGCCGAGCCTGTCAAGGCGCCGGCGCGACCAGAGCCGACGGCACAGGAAATGTCCTCGCGTCTTGAGGCAATTCGCGCCAAGCAGAACATTGAGAAGGCAGTATCCGGCAAGCTCCCGATGCCGGCACCGGCTAAGGGCTTGACCAGGCTAAACGGTTGCGTCGCTAAGGTGGAGACCCGCGAGACTTCCCGCGGCCCTGTTTACAAGGTGTATTTGGAGACTGGCGAAATGCTCACCGCATGGCCAAGTCTTGAGGGCGTCGGCATTCTGTCCCCTGGTTACTACGGTGAGTTCAACTGCACCGTCAAGGACGGCGGCAAGTACGGGCCCGAGTACACGATCAAGGACTTTACCGAGGTGCTGCAGGGAGAGGAGATTCCGTTCTAATGCAAACGCAACCCGTAGAAAAGGTCATGGGGTTGGCTCAGGCAGCCATACGCATCAAAGAATTGACAGGATACAAGCCATCCCGTTCGACCCTGTGGCGTTGGATTCAAGCAGGACGCATTCAGACGCGCCGCATCGGAACCCGTTACTACACCAACGAAACGTGGATTGCTGATTGCATTGCATGCGACCAAGCGCAGCGGGAATACGACTTGATTGAGAAGGCGGACACATGACCATACGCAATCACTTTGCGGCGATCGTTGGTTCACTTCGTGACGCCCGAGTTGTGTGGGTAGACGCACTCCAGCACTGGATGGTGTTCGATCCGATGGAGTTTCGGTACAAGCACGATAAAGGGCTTGCCGAGCGCGTAGTCACTGATTACGTGATGCGCGAGTTCCCGGACAAGTTGCCGGGTCGGTTTGCGCGGGAAGCAATGGCTTACGCCAAGACCGACGATACAGTCGCGCGATCGTTTGAGGACTTTGATGCCTCGAGCGGCTTGATTGGTACGCCGCTCGGGGCCATCCGCATTGATACCGATGAGCTCCTTGACCCGTCGATTGCCTATCCGATCACGATGACCGTGACCCAAGCGCCGGACATCGGGTACATCGATAGCCGCTGGGAGCAGTTCGTAGGCGAGTCCATGCCTGACCATGCGGCCAGGCAGTGGCTACAGATGTGGGCAGGGTCATGCCTGACGGGCGTGAGTAACCAGCGTTGCCTGGTGTTTGTCTACGGGCCAGGCGGCACCGGCAAGTCGATCTTCGTCGAGACCCTGCTGCATGCCTTTGGGGACTACGGATGCATCATCCCTGCGGAGGTGCTGTTGGGCGTCCGAGGCAGTGACGGCGCCTACTGGAAGGCAGTGCTGAAGGGCAAGCGCATGGCTGTAGTCAATGAGACCGGCGAAGGGGACTATTGGAACGCGCCTGCAGCCAAGTCCCTGACCGGTGGGGACACCATCCATGCCCGCAACCCCTACGGGCGCCCGTTTGCGTTCACGCCGACCCACAAGTTGATTGTTGTGAGCAACGACCCGCCGCAGTTAGGGAAGGTCGATAGCGCCATGCGGGATCGGATGGCTGTCCTGCGGTTTGAGACACGCCCTACGATCCGCGATACGGGGCTCAAGGCAACATTGAGGGCAGAAGCCGGGAAAGTCCTTGGATGGGCACTGGAGGGCTTGTACCGCCTGCAGGACGAATTCAAGGGAGATCTGATGGCAGCGATGCCCGTCAGCATCCGGGCGTTCACCGATGAGTACCTGACGGACGTCGATACGGTCGGGGAGTGGCTAGCCGAGAGCACCGAGACCGACTGGGATTGCCAGATGGGGCATCGACCGATTTACGCATCGTATAAGGCATACGTCGAGGGAGTCGGCAGGAAGCCCAAGAGCTGGACGAACCTACGCAATGACCTGATTGAGCGCGAGGCGCTACGGGACGTCCGCACGGCTAAGAGCAGGGTGTACATCGGTCTACGGGTGCAGGAGGTGTGGCAGTAGTGTCACCTGTCACCGAAGCGTCACTCAAATCGATCGGTAATTCACGATCAGAATTGCGAGTGACAGTAGTGACACTTCTTTTACATAAATATATATATACACCTATAGCCTCTTGTTGCGAGTAATTGTTCCAAAACGTCTGTCACAAGTGTCACCGAGTCACAAACATGAGCGACCTAGAAACCGAGAATGCCTCACTACGCGCCCTGCTAGCCGTATTGACCGCCGAGATCAGCACCAAACGAGACCAACTAGCCAACGTGCGCGAACAGATCGCCAGCATGCAGCGCTTGATGTGCACGCCCATGAGCGTGAAGAGCACAGGCATGAATGGCACCACTGAGAACGTCAGGCAGCGCCGAGACACCATTGAAGACCTTGGGCCGGCGCCGAGTCCAAGCCGATGCATCACTGATGCTGACATTGAGAAGGCGTTCTATGAGGGCTCAGGATGACCAATTCCCGCCTGAAGGGCAAGAACGGGGAGCTCGACGCCTGTAGAGCGTTGTCAAATGTGTTCCCGTTCGCCTGGCAGCGCACTGCCCAGCGCTATGGCAAGGGCAAGGCTGATGTTGAGGCTATGGTGCCATGGAACATCCACGTAGAGGTGAAGCGCCGCAAGACTGGCTACACCTATGTCTACAAGCGCTTAGCAAATGACCTTCTTATTACCAGTGGCAGCCTGCTGATTTGCCGGCTGTCTAAGTTGGTTGAAGTGATGCACGATGGGGTGGTGTTACCTAATGTTGCACCACGTTGCACTGGTCTTGAGGATGCGATGCTTCAGGCACGTACTGATGCCAACTGTCATTGGTTGCCAGTGGTGCTTGCTCGTCAGGATGATGAGGAATGGCTATTAGCGTGGAGGGAAGAGCACGACACACGACTCATGGAAGAGGTGCGCAAGTGGCTAGGTGGAAATACCACGCAGGGTTAGGCAAGCCAATCAGCATGATTAACACCATTCGCTCACGCGGTGGTACATGGACACGCATCGCGAAGGCGCATAAAGCAGTGCATATGCAGTGTGCTCACTGTGGTGCTGTCGCTAATTTGCAGACTGACCACATCATTCCATTGCACAAAGGTGGTAAGAATGAGTGGAAAAACTTACAAAGTTTGTGTGTTATTTGCCATAATCTGAAGACTTATAAGGACTTTCATTGACGATCCCCCGTCATGACCCCGAGGCCACCCCACCCCCAAGGGCACCGCGCTTTGGGACCGCTAAAACCGACAAGCGCCGTAAACACTTGAAACGACCGCCTTTATGCGCCGACTTAGCGGACGCCTACGCCGAGTCGATCGCCAGCGGAAGCGCGGTGGCGAATCTGCGCATCGTCGACTCGTGCAAGCGTTACTTAGCCGAGCGCAAGTCGCCAGGATCGCATGAGGTGTGGTGGGACGAGCCACGCGCTGAGGAAGCGCGAGCGTTTGCGCGCCGGTGCGGCCAGGGCGTTGAGGAGGGCGCCGGCAAACCATTGGAGTGGATGCCTTGGCAATGCATGGTGGCGATGGTGCTGCTCGCCAGGCGTCGAGTCATCGGTAAGGTGAAGACCGACACGCCGGCAACCAAGGCGCTCTTGTTGGTGGTTGCACGTGGCAACGGCAAGACGGAGTTTGCTGCGTCGATGATCATGGCGGCGATGCGCGACACCTCGACTAGCCTGGAGTTCTCATCGGTTGCGCCGGATGGTCGGTTGGCGCAGAAGACATTCGAGCGCATGGCAACCATGTGCCGGACACTGGCGCTTGATGACGTGGACAAGGACGAGGAAGGATGGAAGTCATCCGGAGGATCGACACCCGCTCACCCTGGCCGCGTCCGCCACGGCGGAAACCGGTACATATCCCTGCCCTGCAGTGACAAGGCTCTTGACGGTTTGACCACGCGCCTGGTGGTGGCGGATGAGATTTCACGCATGCCGAAAGCCGTCGGGCGTTTGCTGACCGGACTCGCCAAGTTTGCTACGTCGCAACTGTTGGCGATCACTACACCCGATCCGGAGCAGAAGACCACGCCGATTTGGGGCTATTGGCAGGCTTGCGAGGCTGCAATTAGTGACGGAACCCCCTATCCGGCAGGGTGGTGGCCCATGATTTACGGGCTAGACGCCGACGATCAAGCGTCCGATCCTGCTGTTTGGGCGAAGGCGCACCCTGGTTTAGGCGTCATTGTTGACCCAACGCAGTTGCAATTAGCCGCTCAAACCATGCTAAACACGGGTGATCCGGTGCAGATTGCTGAGTTTGAGACGCAGTTGGCGTGCAGATATCACGAGATTGCGACCACTGACATTGATCTTGCGGTGCTTGAGCGGCAAATGGTGGACTGCGACTGGGAGCGCCTGCGCGGGGCGCCGGCTGTGATCGGTCTTGACCTAAGCCGCGGTGGTTACGGCGCTCAGCTCGACTTAACGGCGCTCACGATCATGGTGGTCGATGGTGGCATCATTCGTGCACGCAACGTGTGCTGGTGGGCCGGCACGGACATCGCGCTCGATGAGAAGCGCTGCAAGAACCCGTTGCAAGTGTGGATTGAGGCAGGACACCTACGCCGCATGCCTGGTGAATGGCAGGATATGTCGATTGTTGAGGCTGAAATCGAGCATTTGATGGCGCTTTATGACGTCCGCAAGATAGGCGTTGACCCACATCCAGCGCAAGCGCGTGACATTCGGAGGTGGCAAGACCGCGGGTGGCCCATTGTTGCGGTCGATCAGAGCATCAGAACCATGGCGCCGGCGTGGAAACTATGGGGCGATTTGCTGAAATCCAAGCAGTTGTGCTACCAAGTTGACCCGGTTCTAGCCTCCGGACTCAACAACGTGCGCTTGATTCGCGACAACGTAGGCAACACGCGACCCGTCAAGGGACGCAGCGCCGGCAACATGGATGTCATCGTTTCCGGCAACATGGCAGCGCTCTTGATGGAGCATCACCAGGTGCGCGAGGCAACCGGACTGAGTACGAGCAGTTGTCCGATCGGGTGAAGTAAGTACTTCACCGTGAAGATATTTTGCGTTTAGGTGCCAAGTCCATAAATCGCTATTGACAGTCCTAGGCGGACTTGTTCCATGCTCTGCGTGAGCATCTTCGCCAGGTTCATGGGATTCAGAAGCGCCACGGTCGTCTATGCACGGCCGGAGCCGCTAGCCGCACCGGCTATAACGTCCCTGCCTGCGGTCGTTCGAGCGACTCAACTGATATCGGCAGACCTTGCACGGCTACCGTTCCACGTCGTTGATAGCGATGGTCAGTTGGTCGACTCGCCGATTACACAACTGATGACACGCGATGCTTCGCGCTGGCAGTCAGGTTACGAATTCCGCCGGTACATCACTGCTTGCGCCCTTGAATCCGGCAACGGTGTTGCGCTGATTCGCCGCGATACCACCGGCGCTGTTGCTGAATTGCAACCTTTGCCGACCAACACGATCACTTCGGAAATGACTGAAGACGGTGTGGTCTACAAGCTCGCCGGTAGTACGTTGTCCTCCGACCAGGTGCTTCACCTTGGTTGTTACCCCGACCCGCTGCGCCCGGATTGGTTCATCGGGCCGATGGACGCCGCTCGCGCTGCGTTCAATCTTGCCGCAGACCAGGACGCAGCCCATTCGGCGCTCATCCGCAGCGGCGGAAAGATTTCGATTTCCCACCCCGGCGCTATGTCCGATCAAACGGTTCAAGCCATCCGCGACGCCTGGCAAACCATGCACGCGACGCCCGATGGCGCATCGCGCCCGCTGATCCTGCGCGAAGGCATGAAGGCTGAGAAGATCAGCGAAAGCACAAGCAATGTGCTTGAATCGCGCCGATTCTCCATTCAGGAAGTGGCGCGCGCCTTTGGCATTCCTCCGGAAATGCTGTATCAGCAGGGTGGCGGCGCTCTCGCATCGCAATCGGAAACCGCTCGCGCCTACGTTGACGGCGCACTTGCCCAGTGGGTGAGCGCGTGGGAGTCGGAGATCACGCGCAAACTCTGCAGGCCCGGTGAGCATGCACGTCTTGACGTGGACGTCCTGCTACGCGGAAACATGCGGGACGCCGGAATGGCTCTGTCCAAACTGGTGCTCGCCGGGATTATGTCCGGCAACGACGCACGGCACCGGCTTGGCTTGCCCCCACAAGAGGGGCTTGACGATGCCAAGGTCTCCATGCCTGGTGGCATGAGCGGAGTCCAAGGCGACAACGCCGGCGAAGGCAACATGGGGGACGAAAATGCTTGAGATTCGCACAGCCAAACTAGCCATGACGGGCGACAAGATCGGCGGCTATGCCTCGGTCTATGACGCTCCGAGCCATCCGTTGACCATTCGGGGCATCAATGGCGGCAAGCCATTTACCGAGCGCGTTCAGCGCGGCGCGTTTGATTCGTCCCTCGGCAACAACATCTCGCTGCTTGTCGGTCACGATTCGCGCGATTTGCTTGCCAACACCAAGAGCGGATTGCTGCAACTGCGCAGCGATCAGCACGGACTTGCGTTTGAAGTAACGCTACCCGACACCCAACGCGCTAAGGACGTTCGCCAATTGGTGGACGCTGGCGTCTTGTCTGAAATGTCGTTCGGTTTCCAAGTCATCGCCGACAGTTGGGTCGGCAACACTCGCACACTCTCGCAGGTTGCGCTGCGGGAAGTTTCCATCGTTGAAAACGGCGCTTATCCGCAGACAAGTGCCGAAGCAAGAACCCTCCAGTCGGGCCTTGCCCGTCTACGTCTGCGTCTAAGGATGCCGCTATGAAACTGTCCGAAATGTTTGAGACCCGTAAGGCGCTCACCGCAGAGCGCGATTCCATTCTCGCCCAGGACACCATGTCCGTCGAAGTCGAGGCCCGCGGCCACGAAGTCGCCAACGAACTTGGCAAGCTCGATGCAGAGATCCGCGCGGCGCAAGTGCGCGAGCGTTTCGCTTCTTCAAGTGCAGTTGAGAACTCTCTCAAGAAGACTGAAGAGCGCTCCCTTGAGTATCGCGATTCCAAGAAGTACGAAATGCAGTTCGCAAACTACATGCGCACTGGTGCGATGCCTGAACAGCGCGAACTGATTTCAACCGCTTCAAGCTCGATTTTGATCCCGAAGCTGTATCAAGACGCCGTGCTCAAATATTTGAGCGCGAATTCGATCATGCGCAATTTAGGAGACCTGCGGACAGGAGTTCAGGGCTACCAGGCGCTGCGATACAGCACTCTCAAGACTGCTGACTACACCGCTGCTTGGACTCAACCCGATACGGGAACTGTTGCGGCAACTGCTGCCGATCCACTGTTCACCGAAGTGGCGCTTGCTCCGGTTCTTTGCTTGCCGAAGACCGAAGTATCGCACCAACTCATTGCACAATCCGACCCCGGATTCCCCGTGGAACAGGAAGTTCTCTCACATCTGCAGGTTCAGTTGTCGAAGAACCTTGAGTGGGGCTACATCGGTGGCACTGGCACTAACTCGCCAACGGGAATCTTCACCGTTAACAGCACCACCGGCATCAACATCACCACCGCAACAAGCACTGGCACCACTCGCGCCCTGGCAATTACTGCCGGTGCAACGGTTGCCAAGTTGTCCGAAATGCGCTACACGAAGTTGCCTGCAGCGTATTGGGGATCTGCCGCTTGGATTCTTCCGCAAGACACTTACGCAGCGATTGCCGGTCTGCTCGTAAACGGTGTTCCAATCTTTGTGCCAAGTGCAGACGCCGCGCTTGTTGGTGCTGCTCCGTTCACTCTGATGGGATTGCCCGTGTACGTGACTGAGTATCTGCCAGCGCACGTTGCTACAGGCACCACTGGTAAGAACGTCATCGCATGCTTGGGCAACATTAGTGAATGCTTCGCCATGCGTGAGTGGGGTTCAATGTCAGTGACCCGCGACGAGTACAGCCTCAGTGGTACTGGCCGTATCCGTTACCAGGGCATGATGTTTGCAAACTCCAACTTCACCCGCGTCAATGCGCTGGTGCAGTTGCAAGTCACGAACGCCTGATTCTGATCCTCTCATCCTTCGGGTGGGTGGGGCTTCGGCTCCACCCCCCCGTTGCGGGGAACCATGGCTCTAGACCTAGCAAAATTCCGAAGTTTTGCCCGCATCCCGCACAACGAGGATGATCCGGCTATTGCAATTTGTTGGGCAGGAGCAGTACGCGAACTGGAAGAGCGCACCGGATGGTGCGTGGAGACTGTCACCAGGACGCAGTGGGTGCCCTCAGCGCCCGTGACGATCTACGGCGGTCTGTACCTCAAGTTGGAGCGCCAAGGCGACCTAGCAGGCACCACGGCGCTCTATAGCGACAGTGCGACAGTGCCCCTCACCGGCACATGCGCGAAGATCATGATCAACGGTCTGATCTACGTTGATATGGACATCGACAACATCACTTTCCCGGTCACCTTGACCGTGACAGCCGGCAATGCCGCCCTAAACCCGCTGCTTGAGCTGGCGCTATTGAACCGCGTCGCGCAGAAGGTCGCCGAGCGCGGCGATGACACTAGGGCGCTGGACTCCACCTACTGGGATCGCATCACAGGCATGATGGGTAAGGGGATTGGTTAATGTCAATGGGCCATGTTCCATCCGGAATGATGCGCCTTGTCATGACGGCGCAGAATCCAGTACGCACGGTTGATGCGTTTGGCCAGGCTTCGGAGTCCTGGCTGTCTTTCGCGACGCTGCCGGTACACGTGGAACTCGCCAACACTTCCGACACCATGGACGATGGCGGCCCAGCGACGCGCACCGATTGGCGCATCCTTGCCGCCTGGCATCCCATGATGTCCAACCGCAGCCGGTTGCTGTGGTACGACAACGGCACCGAGCGCACGTTTACCGTCCGCGCCTGCTGGGATCGCGACCAACGCCGGCGGCGCCTTGAGATTGAAGCCTCGGAGGTGACGCCATGACCGTAGTCAAAGTCACCGTTGACACCAAGGAAGTCCGCGACACGCTGCGCCGGCTGTCTCCGCGCCTCAATGAGTCCGTGCGCAAGAAGGCGATCCGCAAGGCCGCGAAGCCGTTTACCGCAGCGCTGAAAGCACTGTGGATCAGCGCACCGTACAAGGGCAAGAACCCGCACCGTAAGGCGATTGCCTCGGCTACCAAATTGAATTCCCCGAAGCGCATGGGTGGCGAAGGCTCCCCGATCCGCGTTGAACTCGGGATCATCCTTGGCAAGAAGGGCGGCGCCAGGGCAAAGGGCATGCAATACGTCTACCCGTGGCTAGAGAACGGATTCAAGCACAAGGCATCGGGCAAGTTCATTCCCGGTTCGCACCGCAGCTTGGCGTGGAGCAAAGCAAACGTCAGTGCGTTCATGCAGTCGATTGCTAAGGAAATTCTTGTTGAGGCTCGCAAGATCCTAGGAGCCGCAAATGTCGCTTGAATCCATCCATAAAGCCATCTACGCAGCGCTGCAAAGCAAGCACGATGCATACGTGGGCATCCGCGTTGCATCGATGGCTACCCCGTGTTACGTGTACGAGATCACCGGCGCAACACTTGACTTCGGCATGGGTGGCGTTGCCGCCAAGAATCACTGGACAATCTCAGTGGAAGTGCAAGCAATTGGTGACAACATCGAAGACGTTACGGTGCTAGTCGATGACGTTACCGCCACATTTACTGGCCCATACAACGACGTGACCAATTTGTGCAGCATGGTGCTGTCAGAATTCAGCGTCGCGTTCTCCGTCGAGCCGCTTGATGACGGCCGCGAAGACGCAGCGCGTATCGGAACAATCTCACTCACCCTACTTGTCCAGGAGGACTAATCATGGCGATCGTCTCAGGTTACGGCGGCGACTTTAAACTAGCGCTTCAAGGCGGAGCATCAACGGCGTTCCCCGCAAAAAACATCACAATTTCTGTTGCTCGCAGTAGCCTTGATGTGACAACCATTGCCGACTTCAAAGAAAAGCGCGCACCTGGTCGATTCTCACGCACTGCCACTTTCGATGTAATGGCGCAGAGTAGTTCTACGGATAATGCAATCCGCAGCCATATGAACCCGACCACTCTTGCAGAGGCAGTGGCTGTGACTTGCACACTAACTTACATCGATCAAGGCGCAACTACGTACAGCATTGTTGGACACCTGACCAGCGCCACACGCACGGATGACGGCACTGGCCCCGGAATGTGGTCTCTCACCCTTGAGGAGTTCTGATGCCGTTCGATTTGTCTCAACTGATCGCCAAGCCGCGCACCGTCAATGTGCCTGGCGTTGGCGTTGTCATGGTGCGCGAGCCGACCATGGCGGACTACGCCCGCGCACCGGCTGATCCCTACTGGTGGGGTGCTTGCATTACTTGCACCGATGGCAGTCCGTTCGTTGTCAACCACGCCGAACTAGGAAACATCCGCGCAGAACTCTGCTCGGCTCTGCTGGAGGAGATCAATAAACCCACGCGCCCTACTCAAGCGCCGAGCGCAGGCTCTGGCGCATTGCAGATGGGGAACGAAGGATGATGATGCCCGCAGGCATTGCTTCAACCGAACTGACCACCCTTGAGCGGTGCGAGTGGTTGCTCACGGCCTTGGTAGTGAACACGTTGCAGCAACCGCCGCAGCGCTGCATCCCTTG